AGTCTGTTTTCTCCTTCTTAATGTTAAGATAACTTACGCCAAAAACCACACCATCAGACACCGTTCCTGCTGTTGTATAGGATAATTTAGTGCCTCCCTCTAAGATTAAAGGTAAAGTTAATATCTCTACACTAGCTGCTGTTGATAATGTTTGAGTATGTACTATCTCAAATGCATTGTTTTTAATAGTAACAGTGGGTGTATTAGATCCTGACTTATTAGTAACTCGTAATGATCTAACAATAACTGTTTCATTTACACCTGGTTCTAACATATCAACAGACTCAGCTGATGTAGTTGTTTTACCATAAAATTTATATTCGTTTACTACTGCCATTATGCATCTAAAAAGAAACTTTTAGCTTCTATCTCTTGTTTAACTTCATCTTGAAATGAAGAGTTTAATTTTGTTATTACACCATCAAGATCTCTAATTAATGATTGTAGATTAGCTCTGCTATATTCTTCTTCAGCTCTAGTTAATGATTGTACAATCTTTGCCATTATAATATACTTGCTAGTCCTCCTTTTTTATAACCTGTTCTTCCTCTACCAGTTCTATTACTTACAGGACCGCCGGTTGTTGCACTAATACCAAATCCTTGTCCTGAATCATAAGATTTCTGACCATCGCTACCTACTCCATAAGTTCCATCGCCTCCGCCTCCGCCTCCGCTTGGTGTAGAAGATGATGTAGATATAGTTTTTACAGGAGCTATATAATTACCTGCTCCAATATCATCTTCTGCGTCTGTATTAGCAAAATCTCTTGCTATCCTAGCTCTATTTTTTCTAGTTACATCTAATCCATGTGCATATTTATCTTTTGCAAATTGACTTGTTGGACTATATTTACCAGCTTCATAATCTCTTACATATTGATCATAGTAAGCTGGGTAATTACCTGAAAAAGACAAAGTATTAATACCAAAAGGATCTTTTCCTGTTAAATTACCAGACACTAAATCATTATAATATCCATAAGGATCTCCATATTTTTCCACAGCAAAACTTTTGCTCATTGTGTCTGAAGGATACTGTGGTCTAGTAAATGCGTCTATCATAAAACCTAAACCTGGAATATTCATTGCTGCACTAGCTATACCCCCTGCTACTTTACCGCCTAAATTTTTTATGTTACTAAAACTAGGTAAGTTAAATTGAGGAAAGTTTATATTTGATAAAATACCTGTATCATTAGATGATTGTTTTACCATAAAATCTCTATAGTTACGATAATTACCATATTTAGCCTGTAATGCAGGACTATTTAAATATTCCGCTAAAAATTCATCTTCCATTATCTTCTTCCTCCTGGATGTATGTCTAATCTAAATGTACCTAGTTTCCAATCTTCACTAGTTCCAGTGTTAGCAACTTTTAACGCAATAGATCTTGCTCGTAATCTTGTATCTTTTTTAGTAGTAGTTCCATCAATACTAAAATTTGTAGTGGTTCCTGTGCTGTTTGGATAATTTCTAGTTGTAAAACTAACTTGAGTGTTTCCCGTTTGCGAAATAAAATCTGGTATAAATCTACTTATTCTCATTATATATTCTCCGTCTCCTCTAAGATCTGGCATACCTACAACTTGTCCTGTACTAGCCCTTCTTTGAGTAATGTCAAAATCACCAGAAGTAATTGATCCAATGATTGCTGTTACTGTTCCGCCTGCATCTATTTGATCGGTCCCTGTTTCCTGTTGATAGTATGTTGTACAACCATCAGTGTTTCCTGTAACATCGTAAGATGCATTACTATTTGGGTTATAGTACGTTGCGTGAGGTTTTGCAAATACTGCTGAGTCCTGCCAAGCTGCTCTAGGCAACGTTCCTGTAGTCCATATCGGTCTTTTTGTGGTAGAATCTAAGTAATTATAGGTCACTACTCTATTTATAGCATCAGAAGCTGATGTGCAATAAAACCAATTTATCTCACCAAAGAGATTATTTAAACCACAATTTACAAGATCTCTAGAAGTTGAGTTTAAATCGTCATATACATGATCTTCTACCAAACAAGGCAGTGATTTTAACTGACCATCGTATGCAAAGAATCCATTCTCAGACATCCAATAAGCTGTACCATCAACCTCAATACAAGCATTCTTTCCTAACAATCCACAGTTAGTACCAACTTGTTCAAACGAGAAAGTAAAAGGTTGGCCAACAAATTTCATAAGAAATAAAGCTGTATCTGTCCATACATAAATTGCATCCCTACCTTTGATAGCTCCCATAATTTTAGAACCATCGGCAAGTCTTTGTGTGCCTGCGGTATTGTTTGCTTTAACTGTGTATGAGTCTGTTTCATCAATACTTTCTTGAGAAGAAAATCTTATAAACATATCATCTTGTGTTGTGTCAGTTCCAACTGTTGTTTCTGTTCCTAAAAATACTAAGTGTCTATCGGGTGTAGATACTAAAACATGTCTAGATTTTGTAGGAGCATTAGCCAATATAGTGGCCCTAGTAGAAACAGCTGCAGCTCCCGCAGCATCCCATTCAAAGCAAGCACCATTATATATTAATGCAATTAATTTTGTTCCATAGTTATCTAATACCCATAAACCAGGATCAATTGTAAAGTCAGCGTTAGATGGGTCACCCCAAGCAACATACTCAGATATGTTGGTAACCGTTGCTCCTCCACTATGTGTAGCTTTAGTGGTTCCGTTAACTCCTCTAGCACCACCACTTAAAGTATTAGTAGAAGTATTATTAGCTGTAAAACTTATATCTTCTGTTCCTATTCTAATTTCTCCTGATGATGGAAAAGCTGCTGAGTTAGCTAGTACAATATCGGTTGTTGTTAAATCTGATATAGCTGTTGCTAAAGTTGTAGTTGCTGCCCCTAAAGCTGTACCACCAAATAATCCTGTACCCCAACCATAACCACCTAATTGTTGTGAAGGTCCTACAGTATAATAACATAAGACAGAAGTGCTGTTACCATCACTTGTAGTTAATGGGGTTCCTGATTCCTGAGTATTCATTGTAATTTCAAAAGTAGTTGCTGTAGGAATAGCGGTCACCATAAACTTTTCATCTTCAAAAGTAGAATTACTATAAGTTGATCCAGCAGGCACTCCTGACACACTGTCAAACATAACAATATCGTTTTGAGCTAACCCATGACTACCAGTGCATGTAACTGTAACTGTTGTTGATGATGAGCTACTTGAAAATTTTGCGCCTGTTAAAGTAGTTCTAAGTGGATGAATGTCATAATACACTCCTCCTGAATAAACATATAAAATTCTATTAGTTCCTATGGCAGCGTATTTAATACCAGCATTATCGTCCCAATGATGAATGGCTCTAGCTGCACCAGTTAATTTATCGTCACCTAACTGAGTCCAACCACCTATTTTTTCTGGGGTACCGTATCTAAATCTAACATTGTCACCATCAAACCATTGGCCTTCAGCCCCGGTCTCTGTAACCTGTTTGTTGAATCCTGGTAAAAAACCTAATTTTTGTAGCATATAACTCCATAATATTATGACTTCACAAATGAAGGAAGTCCTAACATCGGCCTTTTGTCGAACCTATTTTTTTCAGCAAAAGGACCATTTACATGGTTATAATGAAGAAATACTTGCC